TCTTAACTGCTCGCCCTGTCCCAGCATTAACGGCAAAATCAAATACCACATAATCTAGCCCTTTCGGTAAGACTTCACAGTAGGCAGCGTTCCAATACTTTTGTTTATATAGTTTACCGACCTTTTCAGGGGTCAAGGCTCGCATATCGGCTTCCGATACGGGGTGTCCTACAAATTCTTCCCAAACACGCTGAGTAACACCTAAGTTGGTTCGGCCACCTCGGTCTAATGGGTCGTTTACATAACCGCCTTCATGTTTAAGCACACGGGCTAAACATTCCTCAAATCTCATTTTTTTAGGTTAGCCATAATACGGCTACCAAATAGGAATCCAAAGGCGATGTTGGCGGCTTCTAAGCCAATACGCTGTACAAATGGGTCAACAGGTAAGAATAGGGTAGATAGTCCTACGATAATGACTACTAAAGCTCCTATATAACGGCTAGAAGCTCTTAAATCAATCACCCATTGGCTAGGTTGTCCGTATGGGTTGTCAAGCTTTGCAAGGGCTTCTAAACGAGCGATTTCGCTGTTATCAAGCTGAATCTGCTCGGCAATGGTGGTTGGGCGAACTCCACCGTTAAAACGCCCTATAAGTTGTTTAATGCCTTCTACCCCTACTGGGACTAAAGCACCAATAATAGTTTCTAAAATCATTTAGGCAAAGACCAGCCGTGAGTTACTAAATAAGCATAACCAAGTCCAGCTACAAATACATAGAAAATGGTGCGAATAGAAAACCAACCAAATTGGGCTACCTTTTCGTTTAACCACTCCTTAATGGCTTGTTTAACGATTTCTTTTTCAATTTCGTTAGACATAATTACACCTTTTTTGCTCGACTTTTAACCGACTTTTTTGCAACGGTTTTTCGTTTAGTCGCAACTTTTTTAACAGGTTTTGGGCAATCCCAATTTTTAAATACATCAGCCCAATACACTTTTCGTGTATAACCCATCTTATCGAATACCCAGTCAATGATAAACATAATTACACCTTTAAGGCTTTTAGTTCATCAAGGGTAGTTGCGTCATCAACCAGCTTAGTAATATCACGCAAACGCTGTTTTTCAGCCACAATCTCAGCCGTATCAGCACCGCTTTCTAAAGCCCGTTGAAATGCTACATCCTGAGCTTCTAGCAAAGGCTTACGCTCTGCTCTTAGTCGGTCTTTGGTAATCGCTTTGGCTTTGTCAAAGTTAATCGTAATCATTCTTGATACTCCCAAGCTGCTCTAAAAGTTCTGTCGGTAGGAATGTCAGCAACATCGACAATCTTGTATGGTTTGCCAGCAGGCACATCTTTAGCCGCTAGTTCTTCCATAGTTCCTTGCCAATTTGGTGAAGGAATCAGAATAGATACGCCACCTTCGTCATTGGGGAAAATTATTCTTTGGTTCATGGTTTCTCCTAGCGAAATACTGCAACACACACTAAAGTTGGGTCTGGCGTGCCAAGAGTGTTTGCTCCAAATGCGTTGATTCGAACACTACCTGATACTTGATTACTGAGCAAAGGTACTGCATAGCTTGAAGAAGCAACTGTAATTTCTATGCTAGTTGTGGTTGAATAGTTTGCGTCAGGCATTGCATTGGAAAAGTTGACCGTAAATTGACCTGGACCAACATCACCAATAGAACTTACATTAAAGTCTGCACGAATAGCAGGTGTTCCAGTTCCATTAAAGTTCACCCATGCTCGGCAAGTAGCGGAGTTTGATGAACTATCTTGAAGAATTACAGGAGTATCGGCAGCATTGCTGGCAACGGAAGTAATACCAGTTAATGCAGCGTTAGTCGCTGATATAGAAGTAACGCCCGAAAGAGAGCCAATACTACTAATACCAGTTGTTCCGTCAATAACAATGCTCATATATTAGCCCTCGAAAAGAATGTTGATTGTGCCAGCATCAAACTGGTCTGTGCCGTTGACTGTGGTAATGCGGATTTGAGTTAATGTATCGGATAATGTTTTAACACCGCAACAAGTCGCAACAGCAGTACTTGTGTTGTTAATCAAACCAATTCCAGTCCAAGCATTTGAACCAACTAAAGTAAAAACATAGCTACCATTTAAAACTGCTGAAGCAGAAGCAAATCGAATACCAAAACCAGTAGTGTAGTGTGTGGTTGTAGATTCAAGTGATGTAGCACTATATCCAGTAGTTTCAAATCCACCAGCATCTCCTAATTGAATAAGTGGGTTGCTAGTTCCGTTAGTAGATACACCACTAAACATCACAGTAATCCGCTTTACCCAACTAGGAATACCAGTAAAGTCCACCGCAGTAGAACTGGCTGTTTGTGCTGTAGCACTTACTAATTGACCATAAGCACCAGTAGAGGATACTGTTAATTTAGTAGTGCCATTACTTTGTAGTTCGATTGTTCCGCTAGTGTCGGCTGTTTGAACCAGTCCTGAGCTAGTGCTCGCATTTAAAGTTACGCTCATGTTAGTTCCTATTCATACAAAATGTTAATAGTGCCAGCATCGAATGTGTCTGTGCCGTTACCAGAAGTTACCCTAATTCCTGTTAAAGCAGAACCCAATGTAATGCTACCAGCTGCGACTTGAGTTGCAGTTTCACTTCCTGTTCGACATACTATTCCGTTAGCTACCCAACTATTTGAATTTATATTATGAATATAAATTGCGCCATTTACAACAGAAGCATTAACACTTGCGCCATTAGCAAAAATACTTGTTGTAACTGAAGTAGAGGTTGTGCTTGCTGGTAAATAAGTATTAACTTGAGTATAGCCTGAAGTAACTGGAGTTCCTGAGGCAATTAACTGAATAATCATTCCACTAGTTCCAGATAGAGAAAGTCCTTGATACATCACAGTAATTCGCTTAACCCAAGATGGAATACCAGTAAAATCTACAGAGCTTCCTGATGCTGTTTGTGCAGTTCCAGCAATCAACGGAGCAAGAGTGCCTGTAGCTGCGACTAAAGTTTGAACGCTAGAGCCAGCAACTGCTGGAGCGTCAAGGGTAATTGACCCTGATGTATCGCCTGAAAGTACAACGCTTGACATAGTTTTTCCTTATAGAACAACCCAGCGACTACCGCTAGGAACAGTTACAGTTACGCCACTATTAATTGTAATGGGTGAAACAGTCGATGCGTTCTTTCCGCTAGGAATTTGATAAGACGCAGTAATTGTTTGGCTGTTTTCCACAAATACTTGGTCACCGCCATTACCTGTTGCCCCACCGCCAATTTGTGCCCATTTTCCAACCAAATACGAACCTACAACTGTAGCTGGGCCTGCGGGGTCAGTACCCATTGTATAAGTAAAGCTAGTGCCATCTACCACCGTAATTGCGTAAGTTCCGTTATATGCGGCTGGGGTAGCACCACTAACTGTGATATATGTGCCGTTTACTAAGTTATGGGCGGTTGCAGTTGTTAAAGTAGCGGTAGTCGTACTATTAGTAATTGAACTAATGGTTTGTCCGCTATAAGTTGAATATCCTTCAAATTGCTGTAATGTGGTGTTATAGCGTACCGCACCAACTGTGTAACTTGCGGGTCTTTGGGCGGTTGTGCCATTAGGCAGTTTTACAAAGCCTGTGCCTGAAAAAATACCGTTTCCAACTACTGTAATTGTGGAATTAAATGTTGCTGCACCGCCAAAAGTAGGAGTGTTAAATTGCGTGAAATTAACTGCATCGCCATTGATTGTTCCGTTAGCAAGATTAGCAATTTTGTTGCTATTCATGTTTAAAGGGCCAGTCATCGGGGTTTGACCGTCTGCCGCTACCGAACCCGTAAGTGCGGAAGCAATATCGTTCATGGTGTTATTCGCCCATGTTGACGAAATAACTGTTTGGCTAACTACGGGATTACCCGCAGGAAGTGTATATGTACCTGACCCGTTTCTACTCATTTATTACTCCTTGAATACCTTGTGTAGTAAGCATACGAGCCATGTTTCTTAGCTCTGCATCAGTTAATTTTGGAATATTTCTTGTTGCTCTGCCATAACCATAAGCACCCATACCAACTAAGCGTGGGCTAGTTAATGGTAAGGCGGCTAGTGCGGCAGGATTTACAGTTAAAGCACCGCCCGCACCAATACCTAAAGCTGCACCTTGCCCCGCTAATCCTCTTGGCGTAAATGAACTTAATGCTTGACCAGCTAATGCTGGCATTAAATCCTGACCGCCTTGTTCTTGTAATGCTTTAGCTAATTCCATGCGATAGCCATAATTGGTATTAGCGTTATTACGGGTCAAAGATTGAAGTTTACGAATAGCGGTATCTGCGGCACTTCTGTTACCTAAAGACAAAGCTCTTTCAATCTCACGCTCTAAACTTAATGCTTCTTCGTACGCTTTCATAGTTTTAGCGTAGTTTTTGTCTTGAGCCACAATCGTATCTTTAACAGTATTACGCACAGAAGTTACTGCTCGTTGAACTTGTTTTTGTGCGGGACTATCAGGATATAAAGCATCTAAACGCTGTTTAAGAGCGTCTAAACCTTCTGCTGTATGTAATGCGGGGTCTTTTTGCCATGTTTTGACAACATCTTGCAATTCTTCAATTTTGTTAAGTTCAGCAGAACCAATCTTAAATTGAGAACCTGTAGGTGTTTTTACTTTAAGGCTTTCTACAACCTCATCTAACTTTCCTGTAATAGGTGCAAAGTCTAAACGGGGTGGCACTTTAGGTAATGGTTTACCAGCACGAATTTCAAGGTCGGGCATAGTGGTTGTAATGCCTTGACGATAAGCTTGACTACGAGCCGCTCTCATATTAGCCAAAGCATCTTTAGCTTGGTCTAATACATCCATTGCAGGCACTTCACCACGAATATTTTGTAAAAATGCTTGATTGCCTTCACGACCTGCTTTAACGGCTTGAGCAATGGATTCTTCGCCCGCACCCGTAGTAAGACCTAAAGCTCTACGAATACCTGAACCTGCGGCTTGTATTCCACGCCCAACCACAGGAATCGCTGTACCGATGGCAGTTCCAGTCGCTACATTTTCTGCGGCCTGTTGATACATTGGCAATCCTGTTTCACCAGTTTCTACCGGTGTTAAACCACCACTAATTGCACCTACGCTAGCACCTTGTACATAAGGATTAGCACGGGCAAAGCTAGGAATCATGCCTACGCCTTTTGCTACGCCTGCGGCAGGCAATACAGCACCGCCAACACGACCACCAATATACGATGCTGGATTAGCTTCTTCATAAGCTTGTGATTCTTGGGCTAAACGCTTAACTGCTTCGCTTACACCACCACGCCCACCTGTAACCGCTTGGGCTACGGCTAATGCAGGGTCAACCACAGAACGAGTAGCACCTGCCATAAATGATTCAAGTGGTCTAGGGGTAGGCTGAACATTTAAACGCACACCACGAACAGGTCTGCCAACAGCCGCACCGCCACCCGTTTCAGCAAACTCAGATTGAGTTGGTTGAGTTGGAGTAGCTTTAAGTGACATTAAACCTTCGTTAGAAAGTTTAGTTAAATCACCGCCTTTTAAGGCTAACAAATCGGCATCTGAAAGTTTGGATAAATCCATTACTTTAGTCCTCTGCGTCTTAGTTCTGCATCAATAGCAGATTGGCTTGGCATACCTGCTGGTTTTTCTTCTTTTGGTTTGCCTGCTGTTGGTTGTGCTCCTAAACCAGCACCACGACCTGCGGCAATACCAATATCTTTTTCGGCTTGTTCTCTAGCCGCAGCTTTTTGAGCAATTTGGTCAGGCTTGTCACCCAAAACAGGGAAAAATGTGCGGTTATTTCTTTGAACTTCTTGCTCAGTAGCGGCAGCACCAGTTTTGAATCGTAAATAAGCTTCTGACCATTGGTCTTGTGCTTGTTTATATTGTTGTGCTGCAACAGGAATAACTGGATTTGCAACACCACCAGCTAAACGAACTGCTGTTTGGCTTGCAAAAGAAGTTGGATTAAAACCTTGGGCTTCAAGATTGCGAACCACATTGTTAGCACTTACCATTTGACTTTGGAAAGCAGATGCTTTTCCTTGTGCTTCGGTTAAATCTTTACCGCTACCTTTAGTTTGTTTTTCAAACTCAAACTTTTCACGGTCTAAAGCTAAACGCTCACGCTCGGCTGGGGTAATTTGATTTTTAAAATCGTTAAACGAACCTTTAAATCCTTGAGTTTTTGCATACTCATAGTTTTGCATATCAGTCGTAGGTTTAACAGGCTCAGGCAATGAGCGTTGAATTAATGTCGGCAATAGTTCTTTGCCAGCACCATAACGAGATTGCAACGCCAAATTCATTGCATTTTGAATGTTAGGTTGTACAGTTTGCGTCATAGTGGGCATAGGCACATTGCCTGTATATGGCCCAGCCATTTCAGTTTGAACATCACGGGGTGTAAGTTGTTCCATAATTGCCCGTGTTTCTTGTTCTTTGCCTTTGCGTAATTGTTCAGCAAGGTCAAGCATGGCTTTATCGCCTTCTTTAGCAAGTTTTTGACCTGCATATGCTTGAAATACTGGTGTTAAATACTGAAACACGCTAGGTGCAACATAACGCCCACTAACCATTTGACCTTGTGGTTGTTGCATACCTTGAGCCATTAACAATTCAGCCATCTTTTGTTGACGGTTTAATTGTTGTTGTTGCATTAGCAAATCAGGTGGGATTGCTCCGATTCCCGCGTTAGTTGGCAAAAATCCATTAGCCATAATTACTCTCCCATGCCCCAAGTGTCAGCTAAAATTGCGGTCGGCACTTTGCCTTGACCCAATCCACCGTACACATTGCTTGAGCCATAACGCAAATTTGCGGGAATGGATGACAAAACACCACTCATATTGCCACCACGCAACATTTGAGCCATAGCAGAAGGATTAAAGCCACCTGTGGTTTGTCCCGCTTGATTCATTAATTGGTTTTGTTGTGCCAACGCAGCGTTTTGCATGGCTTGTTGTTGACCAATCGCTTGATAAATAGGCAATAGCCCGCTTACATCTTGGGCTTGTTGCATAGGCATAATGTATGGATTCATGGTATTAGTCCGTAATCTACGACTTTGTAGCCGTCATCAAGTGTTCGTACTGCGTATGGGTAAACTTGTTCAACTTCGTCAGCCATAACGCCAACATGAACGCCATGACCACCATAACTACGGTCTTTAAATTCATCTTTGTATTCAAAGCTGTAAAGAGTTAATCCGTTTTCCATTACGCCAATCGCTTTAATGTTTTCTTTAGTGCGTGGGTCAGAATAACCGCCCATTAAGCCAGCCGCACCCAATCCAAACAAACCACCCATTAAGTTAGCTTGTTGAGCTTGTTGAGCGTTGTATGCACCCATTTGAGCGTTATAGCCCATTTGATTTGCGGCTAACAAATCAGCACCAGCCGTTGTAGCTTGTTGTGGTGTATTTACATAGCTTGGGCCTGTAACTTGTGCCCCGCTTCGTAATGCGTTCAAAATGTTTAAAGGCTCGTTTCTGCGATAAGCTAATTCGCCTAATTGTTGTTGTCTTGCAGATAAACCAGCTTGTAAACCTTGAGTTTGAGCACCTAACATTAAATCGTTTTGACGCTGAGATAAAGACATTTTTGCACGGTTGTAAGCTTCAGAACCAACTGGAATACCTTGATTTGCTAATTGTTGCTCTAATTGCTCGTTTTGTTGTTGCAAAGTAGGAGCAAGCCTACGCATAATTGCGTCAGAATAAGTTTCACTAGGGTTAATACCTATGCTTGGTAGTTTGCTAACATCAAATGGGTTAGCTAATTGTTCGCCAACATATTTAAGACCAGTTTTGCCAAGTTCGCCTTGACCAATACTTAATTCGTTTTGAATATCCAATAAGCGTTGTTGAGCGGGGGCTAAAGTTTGAGTAGCAGTCCAAGTTGGATTGCCGAATGGGTCTGAACCGCTTACACGATATGTAAGATTACCGTATGGAGTTATTTGATTTACACGGTTAGCGGCTGCGGCTGCTCTAGCGGCATCTAAATTTCCTTGAGCGGTAGCTTGTGCTGCACCTGTGTAATCGGGTGCGGCAGGTGCTTGATTTCCACCGCCTAATGCTGAACCAGCACCCATGCCAATACCAGCACCAATAGCCGCCCCGACTGGGCCGCCAGCCAAAAAGCCTAATCCACCGCCTACTAAACCACCAATTCCGCCACCACCGCCCATGTTAATCTCCTTTTAAGGGTGCTTTAATGTCGAGCCAACGACAATTTTCACGCCTCATCGCTAATATAACTAAATCCCCATCTAAATGGGCATCTTCGATATACGCTTTATCAACAAAACCAAGGTGTCGGTCTAGTTTTAGTGCTTCCGTATTGTTGGAAGAAACTAACGCTAGTATAACCTTTAGTTTCAATATGTTAAAGGGGTAATCAAAGCTTGCCCACAACAAATCTTTACTAATCCAATTAGGGACTAAAGCCCCAACATGCATACAACACGACTTATCCATAATGTTGTCAAAACCTACAACTGCTTGGATTTGACCGTTAATTTCTTGACCAATAAAGCGTGAATAATTAGAGAATTGCATCCCCAAAACTTTGGATAGCCACCCCCGTAAATATTCTTGGTTTTCCGTTGTAACCCTTCTCACAGCACCGCACCACGCTCCATTACATAATCTGTACTTGCCCACCGCACATCAATATCTTGCGATGCAATATTTAGGATAATTCCTGCAGCATAACCTATGCCTGTCACGCCTTGCCATTGTTTTGATATGGTATTGCCACCGCCCCAATCAAAGTCATCCCAAGTAGATGTGTCCCAAACCCCAACTGATACTAAAGCGGGGTTAAAGCTTACTTGACCAATGTTATTTTGGGTTTCAAAATCGGTGTTAATGCCGCATAAAATGGCGGGTGTGCCGTTATCAGTAAACAGGATAGGGCGAACCATCGTAAAGCGTTTTAACTGCCCTCTAGCGTCAAAATAGCTATACGCTTGTTGGCATGAAGCCTTAATGTTTTGGTCATCATCGGATAAACCATCCCAAAACTTACCAACATAGCCATTACCACCAAAATACATATTTTCGTTGTAGCTTTCAAAGCAAGTGGCGTTTAATCCTGAGAAACTAGCCCATGCTTTAGTGATGGTGTGCATTACAAACTGTTGCTGACCGCCAATTACAGGAATATTAAAAATTAACATATTTTCTTTGGCGTAATAGGTAATTTGCCAGCCAAATTCGGTGCTATAAAGGTCTGCCGCTTGGCTTACAGCGTAATAAATCTTGTCGGTAATGTTAATTCGGGGGTCAAGTCGGGATGATTGCAAAGCACCCGTCAACGGCACGATTCCGTCATGCGTTAGTAACAATAAATCTCCAGCCCACTTAAAAAAACAGCGTCTAGTAAAGACCTGACCTAATTGCCATACCCCAATTAATGCCCAATCTGTAGAACTTGAAGGGTCAGAGCCTTTATAAACAATCGCTTCACCGTTATTAGTAATAAATACAGCGTAATCATCTGCTCCGTAGCCAGCATCTAAAGTCCAAGTGCCCATTGCTTGAATGTAACCGCCATTTCGAGCAATTCCACCTAAGTCAAATGAGGTCAAATTACCGCTAATTTGATTAACGGGCAAATACCAAAACTTTAAAGTGCCATTTTGCACAAAATATAAGCGTTCTTTATGCAAATTAACATGGATTAATTGACTATTAGTAACCCCAGTTAAGTATTTAGCAACTGTATATGAGCCTAATGGGCTTGCGGGGCTACTTGCGGGGGCTGAAAGTGCTGTATAAGTAAAAGTTGTGCCATTTACTACTGTAATTACAAATGTTCCGTTATATTCTGCGGGGCTTGCACCTGTAATTGTGACCTGATTGCCTGAAACTAAGCCATGAGCAACGCTAGTAACTAGGGTACAAGTCGTTCCTGAACTGGTTAAATTGCTAATAGTTTGGGCAGTTGATGTGGTGGCGTATTTAATCCAATTTGTGCCATCATAAATTAAGGGTGCATCTGTGCCATTAACGGCTGTTAAAAAGTTTCCACCTGCGGTTGATACATTGACATATTGCCAACGGTCACTTCCAAGTGCAGTAACCGCAGAACTAGCAGTTCCACCGCTAGAAACATCATAAATCACGCTACCAGCAGCCGCAAATAGCTTGCTTGTAGAACCACCTGAATATTGCATTAAGGTATCAACTTGCCCCGTAATGCCTGTGGCGTATTTGGTATAGCCTTTTCTTAACTGTATTTCCGATGGGGTTGGGTAAAAGTTATTTAGAACTACCGCATCTAACGGGTTCATTTCTGCAACAGAATCCCGTGCGTTCCAACCGCCAATAGGGGATGGCACGGAAGCGGTAACTGCCCTTCGTTGCTGTGGTACTGCCATGTTTAAGTCCCGTAACCAGTATCGGGAATGTTAGCGTAACCAATAAGCACTTTGGCTGGATATGGTGCAAAACTAAGGTTATCAGAACCTTTATCGTTGGCTTTGGCTACATTTAAATAGCGGAAATAATCTTGTTGCAACGCAGTAGTATCAAATCCTTTAATTTGGAAGTACTTAAGTTTTGTGCCCAAAACCATGACCGTATCATCAAGCACGGTTGTATCGGTGTCTGCCGTAAAACTGTTTTTAACCGCACCTGTGGCACTTCTAGCCCAACCTTTTGAGCGATATTCAAAACCTAAATATTCTTGGGTATTGTAAGGTGGCCAAATCTGAAATTGATTACCCAAAATACGCCAACGGATTCTAGGGCCAGTCGAGATATAACCTGACTTTAGCCATTGCCATTGTTGAGCATCTTCAGGGCCTAACATTTGCCAACGCTTCGTTTTGTCCCAATGGGTTTTGTCAGTAATGGTTTCAAAATCAGGCGGTAAATCGTATTTTGTCTGTGAAAAGGTAAAAGTAACGCCTGTGTATGTGCCACTAGCTAATTGGCTCATTACAATCGTGGAAGTTGTGCCGTTAAAGGTCACGCTTTGCACATAAGTATCTTGATTTACACCTGTGCCAGTAATCGAATAATTGCTATTTAAGGCGGTAGCATCGCCTGTAACAATAATGTTATAACTTTGGTTGCTTACGGTATCGCCTACAAAAGTTACCGCATCGGTGTAAAACCGATACTCCAACTCTAGGGCTTGCCAATCGTATTCCTTGACCAAATCGTAGCCCACACGATTCATAAGGGCTAAAACTTGTTGAACATCCTGATTGGTATTACCTGCAACATAAGTCGGCACAGCAAGGTTTAACTCGCTAGTGGTCTGTTGGATTAACTGTAACATTGTTGACGACATAATTATCCTTTTTTACTGTGGTTTACACCCAAGTAGTTGGGGTATAATTATCGGAACTTAGGGCAATTTGAGCTTGCCCTAGCCCCTAAACACAACAACTTATAGGAGTTGCCATGTCTGAATCCAATTTTACCCTAACACAAACAGATTTACATAATTTTTTTAATTATAAAGACGGGGTGCTTTATTGGAAAATATCAAAAAAATGCGTAAATAAAGGTGGTATTGCAGGTCATGTAGATTATTCAAGACCTTATGTTCGTATAACAATTAACCGCCAAAAACACTTAGCCCACAGGCTTATTTATATGATGTTTCACGGCTTTATGCCTAAAATAATTGACCATATAAATGGCAACAAATACGACAATAGAATTGAAAACTTGAGGGCAGCAACTGCTTCTGAAAATAATTACAACACAAAGCCAAAAAACAAAATAAAAAATGTAAGTCTTTACAAAAGAACAGGCAAATGGCAAGTCCAAATAAGATATGACAAAAAAGTTTTACATTTTGGTTATTTTTGTGATTTAGAACTTGCCGAGTTAGTTGCCACAGAAGCCCGTAACAAATATCACGGCAAGTTTGCTAGGCACAATTAAGCCGTTTGTTCAGCTTTTGGCTTGCGAGTTCTAGTTTTCTTTTCAGTAACCGCTTCCAATAAAGCTGCCATCTGCTCTTGCATAACAGCCAATTTTTGGTCTGTTTCTGCTTTTATACGAGCATTTTCCTCGTCTTTTTTGGCAAGTTCTTGCTTCAAAGCGTTAATTTCTTCTGCTCGCTTGGTGGCTTCTGCGGTTTCTTCGGCTAAATTAAGGAATGTTCTAGCTTTATCCCTAAACGAATGGGGTGACATACCCGCAATCATGCCAATTCGTTGTAACTGTAGGTCAGAAGCGTTAGCAATCGATTCTACGGTCATAAACTTTACACCCCGTAATTCTTGGGCTTGAGATTGGCTAATTAAAGGCCATTGTTCTACGGGCGTACCAATAATCTCGCTATTAGATTCTTGTGTAGCTTGATATTGAAGCCATTGCTTTGGAAACCGTTGTTTATGGTGTTCCTGTGCGTAGGTGTCAATTTCGGTCAAATTATCGCCTGCAATCATAATTCGGACAAAATCAAAGTCCTTGAATATGGGTCTGCCAGCTTCGTTAGATTCATGTTCTAGTTTGACGGCTCGCTTATAAAACTTAACTGCCAAACGAGAATCTGCGTCTTGGGTATCGCTATCAATCATTTAAAACTCCTTAAGTGGTTAAGGTACTACGGTTAAAAGAAAAAAGGAGCTACCCCATACGAGATAGCCCCTTGTTTTTACTACAATTTTTGGTTAAACGCTTGCTTTACCAAACCAGCCATACTCGCCCGAAACCATCGAAACGGCAGGAGCAATGTAAGTACCACCACCGCTAGTAGCGGCAAAGGTAGAAGCATTAACGGTTACATCGGTTGCATTAGCGGCAATCGCACCACCAGCTTTAGCAAACACATAACGCAAGCCATCGCTACCAAAAGTTTCAGCACCGAGAGGGCCGAAGCTTGGGATAGAAACAGCAGTAGAACCGTTAGTGTAGTCAAAGCTAATTTTGGTCGTACCGTTTAAATCAACGCCCGAAATGGGCAGAACTGAATAAGCCATGATTAATTTCCTTTACAAATTAGGTGGTCAAAATACCTTGCAACTGAGCGTTGCTGGTAGTTAGGTTTCCAGCCCAACCGTAGAGCTTAACGATAGCGTCTTGGTTGATGGCTTGACGCTCACCACCGATAGGCACGAAATTACGCTCTTTGTGTGGGCGGAAGAAAATGTAGTTGGTATTCAACAAATACATATAGTTAGGGTTCTGTTGATTACCTACACCACCACCAAGTACAACATCAGCAGATGTACCGCCACCGTAGAACTTGAGAGATGCGAAACCAGCCGCACCGCTTTCTTCGGTAGTAATACGCTGAATTGCTTGCAATGCACCTACGAAATACTGATATGCGGTGTTACCAGCAATGTAAAGGTCAGCCTTGTCAGTACCACGAACCTGCTTGATAGCGGCTTCGGTCATCTTTGCCAAAGTATTGGTAGAAGAAAGACCAGTAGTTACTTGGTTCTGCCAGAAAGACCAGTTTGCACGGTTAATACCACCGTAAGTACCTGTGGTTGGAGAAGTAGAAATTGCGGCAGCTAGACCGTCAATGTTCTTACCACCGTTACCAGTACCGTCACCATAAAGGTCGCTAGAAATGCGGTTCAAAAGACGAGCTTCAGAAACTTGCATACGACCATCTAAAAGGTCAATAATTGCTTCTTTGCTGGAGTTTTGGAGCATTTCCAAACCGCTCATTGTTACAGCAGCAGCGTATTGAGCAATCTTGTACTGAGCCGCAGAAATTGGGCTATCAGGAGCAATGTTCAATACTTCGTAACCGCTATAAGAATTAGCGTTGTTGGTGTTGGGGTCGTTGTACATGATTTCTTCCAAAATCACATTACCACCCGAGAATGGGCGTACATTGCCCTTAGAGTTCAATCTTTGTAAGATTGCATTGTTAGCTGTTAGGTTATCAGCGAGCTCACCGCTACGACTTTGAATGGTAGTAGCGATAATATCGGTGATTGCTGAATTAGCAAATGCCATGATATTTCCTTTGTTAAATTAAGTTAAAGCCTACCGTTCTCTGCTTCGGCTAATTGAGCCATTAGCATTGAACGCCTGTCCTTTGCATCGACTTTCGCTTGAACACCGTTAGGAGTAACGGATTTCGGGCTAACAGCCGTTGCTTTAGCTCTAGCTACTTGCTGTGACCTAGATGCTTGTTTTTTCGCATCGTTCAGGAGTTTTTCCTGTTCCAATGCCCAAACTTCATCGTTCAGTCGCACAGCTTTGGCATAAGCCGTTTCAAGGTCGGGTGCTTTACCTAGCTCAAGTAGTTGAGCCATTTCTTCCCTAACCATGTCAAAGTGCGGAAACCGCTCTTTGTTACTTCTTACACGCTCGATTTCACTAGCCAAGCGTTGTTGTTCTTCTTGCTCAAACCTTGACTTTATCGTGCTAACCTCTTGATTAACTTGATAAAGTTGTTGCATTAACTGTTGAGTGTAAGCATCTTGCGGTGCTTGTTCACCAGTTGGTTGAGCTACTGCATTTAAGTTTACTCCATAATCTTGTGCAAGTCTATGAAACATTTGCACTTTTTGTTCGTATGGGGCACGGGTCAAAACCATGTGTGCCCGACCAAGATTATTTATCCATGCCGCTGGAGAGATTCCTTGTGATTGGAGTTCAGGTATAAATGGATTAATCGCTTCTTCAAGAGCCTTTGCTCGCTCCGCTTCCGCTTTATATACGCTAACGCCTTTTTTAAATTCGTTTTCTCGTTGGTTAAGGTATTCAAGATGTTTTCTACTTTCTTCAGGTGTGAGTGTTTCGCCTTTAGCTATCTTATCCCATAAAGGTAATAAGTCTTTCTTCCAAGTTGTAGGCTTTGGTATATCGTCAACCGTAGGCTGTTCTTCGGGCTGTTCGGCTTCAACCTCATCATCTGCAATATTCTCAGGGCTTGCTTCCTCTGTTGGCGTTTCATCTTTTGCGACAAAGCGACCTTTTTCATCCCGTACTGGTTCGTCTTTAGAAACTTCGACTTCACTTTCCGCATGGACTTCCTCTTGTGGTTCTGTATCTACGGGTTTACCCTCATCTTGAGGTTCTAATGCTTCTGATAAAGCTGCTTCCAACATCTCTCTGCGGTCTGCCATGTTTGCTCCTTAACGATAGTTTAGTTTGGCGTAAGCAAGTTCGGCAATCTTGCGTTTACGGGATTCTTGCTCTTTACGACTTAATTCAACAGGCTTATGTTGCAAAGGTACATCGTTGCCTAATTCAATCATTCTGTGTTGTTTAAGGTGTTCTCTGTGGTGACTACGGGATTTAATCCAAGTGCCATCAATTTGAGATACATAGCCTTCAATGTCTGACATGACCATTGGGGCTTCTTTGGCGGTCATTTCTTGCTTTTGCCGCCAAGCTTCTTCCGCTTCGGGCGTTCCTAGTTTATATCCCCAAAAATCTAAGTATTTTTCTTTATCGGTCTTGACTTCAATATGCTTGGTATCTGACCAGCCACAATTAGGGCAAATCATAGTTTCTCCAATAAATGTGGGAGTTTGTGCCACTCCTGTTTTCTTAGCGGTACGATGCTGTCATACCACACCCCATGTTTCCATCGCCAGCAAATGTATTCATCGTCAGGCAATAGTAAAAAACATTTGACCCCTAACGCACCTGCAAGATGAGCCGTAGCCGTATCGGGGGCTACCACCGCTTTTAACGACTTCATGTGGCAAGCGGTACGGTAAAAGTTCTCTTTCCAACCGTCTTGTGGCAATGGCACAAAAATATCGTCATTGGTGATGTTTAAGGAATAACAGTCGCTACCAAGGGTTTCACGCAAAAAATTGACATCAATGGATTTGACATAGTGGAGAGGGCCACCGCTTGCGTGCCAATTCACCCCTACCTTGCGTTCAATACCGCTTGGAATAGAGTTTAAATAGCCTTCCGACCCAACAATCTTTTCCTTACTTATGGGAAAGGATTGACGCACATAAAGCGGGGCGTGTAGGGCGAAAAATGGCAAACTCATGCTACCTACCCAATAATCGGCTTCTAGCGGTCTGCCTTCATCTCTAATACAAGATAGGGTGTCAATACAATCCATTTGTCCCAATAACTGAAGCATAGAGCGGTGGGTCATCACCGATACTTCTTTAGCCCCCCAAGCCTTAAGCATGGGCAAGAACCTAGCAAACTGAATAATGTCCCCAAAGCCTTGTTCCATCTGAACGGTAATGTGTTTACCGTAAAGCCTTTCACCATCCCATTTGGGAGCTTCTATCCATTTTTGCCATTGTTCGCCCGTAGCTTCACGGGTTTTCCGATGCCATCTAAACTCATACAGGCGAAAGCCTGACTGGTAATGACCTAAGTGTAGTAAATCAACGCCTTTTTGATATTGCGTATATGGTGTCATAAAAGCATCAGTATTGATTCTTCGTCATCCAACTCAGCTTGTCGTTGGGCTTCAAGAATCGCTAACTGTGCTTGAATATAAGCCTGTTGCTTTCTTAGTTCTACCGCCCGTTGTAACTTACTGCGTTGGTTCTCAAGGTAGGCGATAGACTGCTCTAGTTCTGTAGTATCGACTGACGGTATATCAGCCTTAACCTCTTGAATAGATTGTAATTTATTTTGTTTTGCTTTTGCAACAATTTTTGGTGGGTCAATAGCATCCCGTAACTGTTGTTTTCTGCGTTTCTTAGCTTCTTGCTGTGCTTTGTAAAGTGCTAATTGTTTTTCCCGAATCTTGCGGTCTAGGTTTCTAGCTCTGCGAATTTCTGCAGGGGTAATGCCGTCATGGGTATCAATACCCGATGGTGGTTCAGGACTTGGGCCTGTCGTGCCAAGCAATAGGGCGGTATCAGTTCCGTCTGTTGTGTTAATGATTCCAGTTACACGAACCGCACCAGTTAAGCTTGCGGTGTCTGTGCCATCTGTAGCACTTATTACGCCACTTACGGCTACTGCCCCTGTAAATTGGTCGGTATCAGGGCTATCGGTGGTATCTAATACACCATCTACACGGTTCTCACCGCTTAATAATGCAAAGTCTGTGCCATCGGTAGTATTGATTTGACCAGTTACTAATACCTCACCCGTAAGGCTTGCGGTGTCATTGCTATCGGTAGCGTAAAGCACACCCGTAATAACGGGCAAGCTTATGTCCGATATTGCCTGTTCGGAAAAGGCGTTAAAGCCTAGCATTTTATAGAACTACCCAACGAGAGCCACTTGATACGGTGACGCTTACCCCTGAATTAACGGTAATTGGCCCTGCCGACATAGCAGAATCCCCGCTTGCTATTGTGAAGCTTGCAGCTACGGTTTTGCTATTAACCACAATCCCGTTTGATGCCCTAACTTGTGGGGCAATGAGATTTTTAAGGGTAGGGTTGTATTGAAAATCAATCGATAAAGCTGGGGTCGTAGTACCTTGACCATAAGGCACATAGTTGGTTGTATAAGTTACGGATGGGGCTTTATTGTTAAAAGTAGTCCAATCCGTAGAACTTAACGCACCACGATTAGTAGCCGATGCAGTTGGTACATTTAATGTAATTACAGGAGTTGTCGTGCTGTTTGCTACCGTAGAACTTAAATCTGTGCCTGTAGTTCCTAAAGTTAAAGCTGCAACGCTTGTAACCGTTCCTGTAAATTGGTCGTTACTGGTAATTGTAAAGTTAGGGTAAGTACCACTAATGGATGTAGTTCCCGCACCCGTTAGACTTACAGTTTGGTCGGGGGCGGTGTTGGTTACGGTTACATTACCAGTCGAACCCGATACGGATATGCCTGTACCAGCAGAGAGAGCGGTAACACCAGTATTCGCTATGGTGACTGAACCCGCCCCTTCGGTTATTGAGATGCCTGTGCCGTCTGTTAGGTTTGCGTTCTTCCATACACCAACTGGGGTTGTAGTAGCGTCATAAATTAATAAGTTACCGCTTTGGGGGCTTGTAATCCGCACATCATGTAATTCGTCTAATTCATACCCGTTATCAATCTTGACATAAATAGACCCTACGATGTTATCGACCCGCTCAACCCAACCGATAACTACAAGTTGGTCAGGGGCTTGGGGCTTGGTTGTGGTGACCGCACCCGCAGTCGTAGGTGATAAATAAACCGTAGCACCAGCTACTAAGCCTGTAGTGTTTAATTTATACAAAGCACCCGATACGATAATAAAACCTTCTGCACCGCTAGTCATGGTTTCAGCGACTAAGCCAATCGTGCCAAATGATGTGGCTTCTACATCAGCCCTAGCCAATTTGACGGCTACACGGTTGCCTTGTGAGCCTGAAATATAAACTACCTGACCTTTTGTTAGTGTCGTACCGCTATCGTTATAAACCCGTGCATATTGTTGCGTACCGACTTGTAGTGTTACATTGCCACCCTTTAATCCGTTAGACAAAACACCGTCACCGTCATCCCAAAATAGCTTGGCGGTAGCAGAAGCTTCGGCTGCTGTTGTATCAAAAGTAATCGAATCGGGAGTAGATATATCGCCTGTAATTCCTGAAACATTAACGATGGTCTGGCTAATTGAGCCTGAAGCGTCTGTATATACAGCCTTGCCTGCGGGGTAATCACACCAAATCGTCTTTTGCCCTGCACTAAATGTAACGATATTGCCTGAGTTACTAGATGCTAAGATGGTGTCACGAGATAGCGTAGATGGTGCGGTGTAAGTACCAATACCCACTTCCCACTCTGAGCCACCGTCTAAATAAACAGCGTAATAGGTGGTGTTTCCTGACCCAATTTGACCAAACGAATCATAACCAGTAACCGCCCCCGCAAGGCTAAACGAGCCTGTGCCAGTCGTGGTTGTAGTTTCTTTTACACGGTCTTTAAGAACTAAAGCCATGAATTATCCTTTACTGGTTTGCTCTGATAATCGTACCTGCGGAGATGCTGACAACCTGACCTGTTGCAATACTTGTATTGTTTAGCACCAAGTCGGCATCGCTTGTAGCTACAGAACCATCCATAACCACAGTAGAGCCGTTAGATTGAGTAATACGGAAAAAAGAAGCTGTGCCAGTTGCTACTGCCGTGCCATTAGTTACAGTCGATAAAGTAATTGTTCCGTTGCTATCTGTGCCAAATGAACCTGATACTGTAAGCGTAACCAGTAGCGTTTGCCCTGATATGGCTGTATTGGCGTTAGCGGGTTGGCTACCTGCATAAATGTTAATCAAAGCACCTGAACCCGCATAAGTGATTAACCCAACCTGTTGGGCATTACGAGTACCGTTGGAATATTTAAGATTACTGGGCATTTGTTACTCCTATGATTTTGCCGTTCTCATCACGGAGAACTTGTTTGGGTTGGTTAAGTTTATCAATCAATGCACCTAAAGTCGCTGTCATTTCTGCGTTGCCTTGTGCAATAGCGTTGGCAATCGGGGCTAATGGATGTTCTTGGGCTTTAATCATGTCCTCATCCATGTCATACATTTCAGCGATGCCTTCGCCTGAATCTACGCCTGCCGAGATACGAGCAGTTTCAATCTTAGCCCCATTATTGATATAAGCCAGCAAGAGTTGGGTATTACGCTCAGTCATCATCTTCATCTGAGCCAGCTTCATCTCCATCTCACGGTCTTGAGCGTTACGCTGTTCTTCCAGTTGGAATTTAAGCTGATTCTCTTGTGCCTGATACTCTTGTTTAGCTTTCTCCAATTCAATCTGAGCAGCCATCTTCTGCTGTTCAAGCTGGACTGACATCTGCATTTCTTGCATCTTGGCTTGGGTTTGAGCCTGAATCTTTTGCACTTCAACTGGCGGTGGCTTGGGTTGGCCTTCCATCGCTTTAGCTTGATTTCTAAATTGGTCGGCAGTTTCATCAATAAGTCCTTCCATTCCTTTGCCAGCCTTAAATGCGGTTACACCAAATTTAAGCATTTCCATTAGCAACGGAGTTAATTCAGGTGCGTTTGTAGCGATTGGCAAGGCGTTGTTCATAAATTGACTAACTGCTGCTAAAAACTCAACACGGTCAGCTTTTTCTTGTTGTTCGTCTTGGTAAATCATGGAATCGCTAGTAACTTCGATACGGAAGTTCTTAGCGGGTTCATCCTTAAGCAACATCAACGCTTGCGGAATCAACGCTTGGTCTTGCGGGCTGAGTTGCATTGCACCACTAATTTTGACAATCGTATCGTCAGTAAAGTGCTTGCAAATAATCTGAGCTTTAATCTTTAAAAGTTCTGTTGCAAAATCTACAACGGAATGTTGCAAATACTTTAATCTGCCAGCCGCATTATTGGACTTAATAATCTGAGCACCAAGCGTTTCATTGGGGTCGGTCTGACCACGCTGAATGTCGGCAATACCCATAATTTCGTAAATCTGACCTTTAACTTGCTCCATCGCCTGATAAGCCATCTGTAAGGCTTGAGCAAACGGGGCTAGGTCAACAAGGTCAATCGCACCTTTCATGCCTTGCTTTTCAGCAAAAGCGGCCCAATTCTTAACTGGTATTAATGCGTTATTTTCGCCCTCAGAAAATAAGCGTTGTAGTGCAGATTCAGAAGCGTCATATACACCACGAACTCGTAGTGCGTTTACCAATCCATCAATGCGGTCAGCCAATGTATCTAACTGCTTGGCTTGGTCTTGATACAAAACAAAGTCAGGAATTGGCTCAAGATTGTCTGTAGTCAGGGTTGCATACAAAGGTTTGGGGCATGGGAAAAAACCTTCTAACTGTAGCGGGTCATCTTTCTCATCAAGAATCTCGCCCATTGATTTGCTAATCCAAAAGACCTTGCCTTGTTCTTTATCCCAAATCTCGTATATACAGGCTTGGTAATGCTCGGCAACCATTTGTTTGGTGGCCCATTTGTCGGATTCAGGTTTAGTGTCTAGCGGAATACGATTACCAACTTCTTCGCCAAAGCGGTCAATTAAGGCTTGACGGCTCATATAAACCTTACGCCATACGGCAGTTACTTCTTCCCAAGTACGAGCAACAGTATGACCAAAGTCACGCCAATGAACATAATCCACAGGGGCGCACTCATACTCAATGCGTTCTTGCGATTCCAATAATTCAGCGTTTTCCGTTTCAGCTTCATCGGCATCCTCTGTAATCTGTATTCCGTTGCCTACATCCTGACCAGCCAACCCTGTGTTTAAGTCGTTTTGCTCGGCAACAATATGTGGCTCATAACGAACCCATGCCGTGCCACGCCCACCCAATAAGCGGTCAAGCACCGCATTATCCATCGCAGAACGGTAGTCAGAATAGTGTTCAATTTCATATTCCAACGCCCGTTCAAGCATCATTGACGCTACACGACCAATCGGGTCGTTGTCACGGAATCTACGGCTTACATCAGGGCGAGGAAGTCTTGCAAAAATAGCAGGCTTGATTACCTGAACATTTGACCAAAGGATATTAAAACGGGCATTAGGGTTATTACGGGTACGGCTGTCATCACGGTAACGCTTAATAATGCGGGGTACTCTTGCTTCCCATTCCCTAAACGCTTTGTCGTATTGGGCAATGGTGTTGTACCAGTCCTGATAAGTCTTGTTTAGCGTATCGTTCATACCTAATACCTTTGATATTTAGTTGTCGGTGTGCTTCGCCACAGTTCTTCTAAGGTCGTTTCGTTTGCCCCGACAGTAATGCCACGAATCGGCTGATTTTGTCTAGCAATTTCCGATTCATCCTGCCAAGCAACAGAAAGCATCCTGAAAGCATCCGCACCGTGTGAAGTCCAATCATGGCGGGGCTTATCCCTAAATACTTTCTTATCCTCATCGTACTCCCTTTGATACTGACGCAAGCACTCAATCCCGTCTTGACATTTAAAGGCATCAAACCAAGTTCTAGCTAAAGCCATTCTTGTAGCTTGAATACCGTCTTGTAATGACAGATTTGGTACTATTTTAAACAAATTTCCGCTTTTTAGTGGCAATTTATCCATTAATTGTTCAATTATTGACTTGCCACCGCTTGCTAATGTTTTTGCTCTAGCGTCATGCGGTAGCCAATGTGTGCCATATTCGTAGGGTCGTTCTTTAATTTGGTTGGCGTAATAGATAATTGGTTGACCGTGTGCTTCGTGGTAATCCAATACCCGAATCTCGCCATGCACCACCTGAAACCACCAAATAGCCGTAGCATCGTTAAAGCCCAAATCCCATGCTGTATGCACAGGAAACATAGGGTCGCACTCCACTTTGGTAATACGCCCTGCATCAGTAAGCAATCGCATCTCTGTACCGTAAATAGCACCAATAATGGCAGCTTCAAACGAACACTCAAACTCTTGTTGGTATTGGTCAATCGACATTGACTTTAGGGCATCATCCAATTCAGCTTGTGCGATTAGCTTGGTTTGACTAGCCCGTAGGACTTTGCTATACCATTCGTCAGGATTTAGCGTGGCGTACTGGTAAATATCGTAAAAGGTGTTGTGACCCTTTGGTGTGCCAATAAAAGTACCCCAGCCCTGTCTATCCGCAAGCAATGGTCGTATTACTTCACCCCAAACCTTTGGGCTACGCATATCAGCGTATTCGTCTAAAACTACGCCATCTAGGTATAAACCCCTAAGTGCGTCAGGATTGTCTGCACCAAACAAACGAATTCTAGCCCCATTGAATAACTCCACCCACAACTCTGAGATATTGTGCTTAACCCGTGCAGGCTCACTAAACTGCATAAGATAATCAAAAGCAATAGACTTAGCTTGAGCATAGTACGGGGCAATGTAAGCATATCGGGCATTTTCCTTACTTTCAGTTAAGGCTCGCCAAAGAATGTCGTTAATACAGGCTACAGTCTTGCCAGCCCTTCGGTGGGCAATGATAACAGCCCAGCGTTGGGTTCTGTCGTGGAAGTCTAGGAATACATCCCTAGGCTTATACAGTTCAATGTTGAAGTCTGTATATTCGATTACTTCTTCCATGTAACCACATAGCGAATGGGTTTGTCCTCGTTACCAATATGCTCTGTACGAGCCAGTTTGGGTATATGATATTCAGCCATCTTTTGCATAATGTCTAATGCTTTGTCGGGGGCGGGTGGCACAAGCCACATTGGTACGCCATTCTTAACCACTTGGCGTTCAATCATTACATCATCTTCTTTAACGGTTTCCATTAACGGAATACCCTCTGCGACTTTATAGAGCCAATCTTGCATTTTTGGTGCGTTCCCCTCTACCAAGTTAGCGAAAGCCTGTCTAGCAACGGCTGTAGTCTTATTAGGTACGCCAGCTTTTCTGCCTGCTCGATTTAAGTTGTCGACAGATTTCGACAGTTTATTATCCATACTACCTCAAGTGATTGATTTAGTTAGGGTAAATTCTAATACTATTTTGATACTTTTTCTAATTGTTTAGTAATTATTTCTTTACGGGTGACTGGTTTGTTATTTTGTTCAAGGATTTTTACATCAGATGGTTCAAATACTACAAAGTTGTTTGTGCCTTTACCCGAACTACGACTACCTTCGTCTAAATAGCGTATGCCTTTAATTCCTAATGAATTCATTAATTTAGATGCTTCGGCTTGTGTTTTAGCTAAATTTGTAAGTTCTCGGTAAAGCTCACTACCAGTCATGTTTGGCGAAAAACTGTAATTTGTGCCTGTGGCTGGTATTTTAAAATTTGCAAACCTGTCCTCAGTCAATCCCAACGCTTTTTTAATTGCGTCAGATTGTTGACTAATCGGTTTATCCCAATCCAACATATTAGGGATGTATTCATCAGGTATATCTACTTTGTATAGGTTTCCAACTTGATTTGCGCCCGTTTTTTTAGCTTCTAATTGCGCTATTTCTTGACGAACTTCATTGATAGTAGATGCGGGTGCGTTGTTTTTAATTACATATTCAAGTTCCGATTTAGCCTTAGAAATTGCTTGATTTATATCCTTTGAGCCAAATAATCTATTTTGCGCCTGCTTTTCCACAAAATTTGGCATATATGATTTAGCAACTTCAGGATTTTCAGCAAAATACATCCCATGCCCATAAGCTTGTGCGCCTTCGCCAGTTCCTACTTTGCTTATGTCAAACTTGCCTTTAATGGTATGGGGTGTGCCATGATAAGCGGTTAATCCCATTAAATTGGGTACTTGAGCCATTTGGCGTTCAAATGCGGCTCTATCGCCCACTTGTATGCCGTTTTGCCCCATCGTTAAAGCAGCGTCAATATCTGAGCGTTGTTGGGCTAGGTTTTGGGCGGCATTGGGAATGATGTTACGAATGTAGTTGCTCATGGTCTGAGCCGTGGTTGTGCGTGGGCCTACCACCTGACCTTGGGGTGTTACATATCCAGCTTGGCGTAGAACTTGCGCCAATGTAGCCATTTATGCCATATCCTTTGCAAACTTATTAAAGTGTTTCATTAATGCGGCTTTACGCTTTTCACGCTTATCTTGATTCTTCTCTAGCGTGGTCTGTTTGTGCGGTTGCAACAAAGAATTCTCAGGTTTAATCTTTTCTTTTTTAAACATTACATATCCTTCATAGCGTCAGAGATTACTTGTCTGCGGGGCTTTTTAGCAGTTTTAGCGGCATCTTTGAAGTCTTGGGCGGTTGGTGCGCCTTTGCTACCAACCTTACGCATTTTTTCGCCTGAACCAGCCTTAATCCTAGCCCTTTTTTGGTGAATATTATGGTACAAACCTTCTTTAGCCACAGTTCCATCTCCTCATACTTGCTTTTGCTCGTTCAGCATTTTTGCTTTTGTTTACAACACCTTGCATCCTTGCACAGAAACTAGCTTTACGACCTTTATCAGCTTCAGTCTTTGGATTTGGGGCGGGGGCTTTTAAATTAGCGTTGTTCTTGCGGTTATATGCGGCTCGACCTGCTGCCGTCATACCTGCGCCTTCTTCTGTCGATAAGTAATGCCGACCTTTGCCTTTCGTAGTCTTGGCGATTGGCTTATCGTGCTTTTCTATTGCGGCACGGATTTGGTCTTGGCGGCTCATGCCTTTTCTTCAATGTATTTAGCGTAAGCATCTTCAAGTTTGGCTTTGCGGTTGCCCTTAGCGTATTTACGCTCGGTGGCTAGGGCTATCGCCAATGCTTGCTTCTTTGATTTTCCCGCAGCTTTTTCTTTCTCATAATTCTTGCCTACGGCTTCCTTGCTTCCTGACTTAATTAGTGGCATGGTAGCTCCTTATCTTAAAAATTTAAGCTTGTAAGTTGTTGTATTTATTAGGTCTGCAATCTCATCAATCAGGTTTTGCAGTTCGCTGTCTTGAGGTAAATCTTGGCGGGCATCCGCTACAAAGTTTTGTAGGGATTCTAAGTATTTAACGGGGTCTTTAGGTTGATGGTAAACACTTGGAAATGCGGTGAATTTGCCGTATTTGCCCATGTAAGCTTCAGCAAAGCTATCGGTTAGTTCTACGATGCCGTCATAATATTCGCCCAATGCGGTGTGCTTGGAAAAACTGTCCGTAGTCCAATGAAAGAAGTGGGTGTTAGTCGCAGAATGTAGCAATGTAGCTACAAATAATGCACAGTTTTCCATAAAAACTCCTTTAGATACTTAATTATATTAGAAAAACCATGCTTGAATACCGATGTAATCGTCTTTTAATTTGACTTTTTTTACATTATTTTGCTCTGCAAGAATTTGTAGTGCTTTTTCAGAATAAAGGCTTGTATGTCCGTTGGCAGGGCCTAAATACCACCATTCCCTATCAGGGTTGCCGTCTTGGTAAGCGGTTTGAAACGCTATTGCTTCTTTACCCAAGCTACAAAAATGCTTAAAACTAGCAACTGGGTCAGTAAAATGTTCAACCACCTCACAAGCGATTGCAATATCTTTTGGCGTGGCGTGGTCTAAGGTGCTATAGTTTTCTATGTCTTGTAGGTATATATCCGCACCATAAGCGTCATAGCCCATTTCTTTGAGCTTATTGACACCAAACCCTTTACCGCAACCATAATCCAATACGGACTTGGTTATATCGCCATTTGCCAAATAGAACAGTTGTACGGTTTGCAATGCTCTGCCGTCATC